TTGCTTCCCGCTTGTTCGGGTGAATATCCGTAACGAACTTTATAAGGCCGTCCAAATGGCGTTACTCCATCTTGAGAAGATTTGGCATTTGGGAAAGCAGTCCCCGTAGAAGCGAAAGCAAAGAATTTCTCCATCTGCGCCTCTGCCTCGTAATCTACGGGGGCTTCCTCTACCAATTCCCATTCGGACTCATCAATAACCTCACCAAGAGCTTCCAACTCATTAAAGGCATTGTCAAAGTATTCATCCGTTGGTTCATCAGCGGACAACTTAACGCCAGTTTCTTCTTCTTGTGTTTCTTGGTCTATAACCACATTCTCTTGGAACTCCAAAGGCTGAAGGGTCTTGAAGTATAGATTCAAAGAGATGTCGTTGTAGGCAAGGATTTTGTCCAATGCATCCAAGATATTCTCTTGCATCGGTGCAATAACCGTATTGTCAAACAAGGTGGATGCCGTCTTCAACTCCTCTGCATTGTTTCCAAGTCCGCTTTGGTCTTTAATACCCAAAAGCATAGGGGAAGTGACACGGTGAGCAACCATTAGCTTACGCATTGACTCATCTGCCATAAATTGATATTGGTCAGATGCATCGGAGAGTTGTACGGGCGTAATGTCCGCAGCCATCTCCTTATTGTCATTGAAAGCAAGGATAAACTTACCCGCATTGCTCGTACCGCTAAACTTCTCAATGATGCGGTTTTCAATGATATAACGCTCTTCCTCCGTTGGAACCCCGTTATTCATATTAATCAGCATAGACGGAGCGAGTCCGTTCTTGATATTGTTGAGGTGGTAGTTGGCAATCTCCTCTTCTAACTCCGCATAGGGCAGACCTCCTTGATAGTCAACGGGTGAGTAGTAATAGAATCCCGCACGATAGGGGCGTACATACAAAATCTCAATGGCCTCGTTGGAAAATCCAAAAGCGGGGATGCGTGTGGGGACTTCTTTCTTGCTACTTACTGCTGCCCAACTCTTGGCGTAATAATAAGCCTCAATATCTCCCTCGTCATTACATTTCTCTGCCCGTAGTGACTCAATGGGCATATGATATACTTCGGTGACTTTAGAATGGTCTTTGGAGTAGATGACTTGGAAAGCACATTGACCCATCATCTTAAAGTCAGCCGTCACCTTGCGCAAACAATCCTTTGTGAATAAGGACTTCATTTGGGCGTACTCATTGGGCTTTCTATTGGAGTCGGTAGCATCCAACCCTTTTCCATAAATGAGTTCGCTGATGCCGTTAATAATGGCGTTATTCGTTGCGCTGCCATTGTAGCGGTCAATCAAATAATCAAAATAGAGATTATCCTCGCCATAGGCTACCCATTCCTTGCCTTTTTGCTCCTTGACTACGGGTGTAGTGTAAGAGGATAGGTTTACAAATCGGATGTTGCTCATTAGATAATTACAAATTCGTTATCGTAGGATGTTTCTTCCGTGTATACATTTTGGTTCACCGTGAACTTATCGTATTCGGTTTGTGAAGTTACGAAGACCCTATCACGATAGATGAGGTTAGAGCCATCAAAAACCTCCAAACCATAGTAGCGGTTAACTACAAGGGAGAAAGTCCCCGTAAGGGTCATAAAACCATCGGCAGAGGATACGCTTACTGATGGCGTTGCGGTAGTGTTCTTTGACTCATCAATCAAGCGGATGTTCACACTACTTGGAAAGGAGCGCGGGATAATCACAATGGATTGAGAGGATTCGGATACTTGTAAAATATGCATCGTACCTAAATAACTCTAAAGTCAAAGTTTATTCCAAAAAGAAAGCCACCCGAAGGTGGCCTCTTGACTGTTTGCTTGAGATTATATTACTTTTTGGCGATAGCAATATACTCTTTGGCCAATTTGGCATATTCTTGAAAAGCGGCATTTGCAGCCTTGAAGTCGGCATTTGAATTTGGGTCAATGCCTAATTCTTTGGCAGCCTTTTCAAACTTAACTAAATCAGAAGAAACATCGTCTGCAATACTATCACCTACTTCTGCCCATTTGTAAAGAGCAGATTTAGTTTCTTTCAACTCGGACATTAAGCGTTCTGCTCTTTCAATAAGGCCATCGCCTTCACTTTTATATTTAGATACTCCTTTTGCGTAAGCAGCAAGATTATCAGTTAAAGCCAACTCAACTTTCATTGGTGTTGCGCTCAACTTATGGAGTACCGATTGAATAGATTGTTCCTTTTTCATCTTATCAAATGTTATTTTTGATTTTTGAAATTGCCGAAATAGCAGATTCAAAAGCATCACGAGATGAAACAAACTGCTTCTCCCAACCGTTGAATTGACCTTCATCAACCCCTAATTCTTTAGCCATTGCTTGAGCCTTACGAGCATCAGCAACTGCCTTTACTGCAATCTTTTGGGCAGAAGATAGAGCATCAATAGCAGCATTTAGTTGATTACTCGCTTTATCAGATGCTGACTGAATTGTTGATTGATAACCCTTAATGTCGCTCAATGCGTTAAACTCCACTTCCATCGGTTCTTCTTTAGCGGAGAACTTGTGGAGCTTATTGAATACGGACTGAATAGATTGCTCTTTTTTCATTTTATCGGTTTATTTCTCTATTGAGGTTTTTGTCAATTCCTTTAACTTCCTTGTACCCATTTTCAATAGCCATAGCGTTTTTGATGAGTTGGTCATAATACTTAATCTGCGAAGAATCAACGCCCAATTCTTTAGCTGCTGCGGATACTTTTGATTTAATTTTCTCTACATCAGAAATAAATCCTTCAATTTCATTCATTGCTGCTTCCGCACGAATAGATTGAGCCTCTTTGAGTAATGGTGCTAAATCATCTTTTAGAGAAAAAATCTTATCAGCGAGTTGCTTTGCTCTACGCAATTTTGACAATGCCATTGAGGCATCACCAAACCCTTGACCCGCTAATGAGTCAACATCTTGCGATAACCCAAACTCAACCTTTATTGGCTCTTGAGCAGATGCAAGTAAATTGAAGACCCGCTTTTGTGTAGGTGTCATAATAAAGAGAAATTAGAAGGGGGCAAAAGCCCCCCTCAAATTAAGGATTGATTTGTGTAGCACTTACGTTAACTCCCGCAGCACTCAACGTGTTGTCAATGAAGTTTGCGGGGACTTGCTCTTGGGCAGACAAAGTAAGAGTGTATCCACTCAAATCTCCCATAGCAGCACCCGTAACGATAGTACCACCCGTGACCTCTGCACCGTGCAACAAGCCCATAGTAAACAAGTTGCCGTTGTAATCCTCAACGATGACGTGAGGACGGCCATAGGCCATCAACTTCAGCTCCTTATGCGTAGCCTTGTCTAATTTAGTGAAAGTCAAATTCAAAGTTTGCTCAAAGAAAGTCGTTCCGTTCTCACGAGAAGACGTTACCGTCTGCTCAAAAGAAGAGTTGCCCTTGACATCATATTCGTAAGCATCGGGGGTGCCTCCAAAAGAGTCAATAGCATCGGTGTTTGTGACATCATAGGTGATAGCACCTAATTCGCCATAATTGATGAAATAAACGGCCTTAATGCCACCTACTACATCTTTGCAAGGAACTGAACGTCCCGTTGTTAAATCACAAGCCATTGTTTATTGAATAAAAAAGGGGATGGGGTATCTGAACCCACACCCCCCTTTGGTTAATTATTAAGATGGATTAGGCGTAGTAAACTACGTCAGCACCGATTCCGTGTTGAACACCCGCAAAGAAGCGCATAATAACACGAACATTGTCAGAACCATCAAGGTTAGCCATATCAAGAACCTTAACCTCGTTGCGGTCATCCAACAAGCCCGTACCGAAGTACAAGTTAGAAGATTGAGCAGCAACCATCTTGTTAGATGCAAGACCGTTAACCATAGCAACACGGATACCATCAAAGTACAAATCGCCTTGACCGTACCACATAGTTCCTTTGTTGTCTACACCGTTAGCACCAAGACCGCTTGTTCCGAATCCACCCAAAGCACGAACGTAAGCCTTTGCTACGTTTTGTGGAACGAAGATGGTCAAGTCCTCCTTGCCGTAAAGGGCAGCGGGGATAGCATCAACTACTTTACCCATCTCGGTGATTACGTTAGCAGCAGTAACGGTAGTACCAACAACGTCAATAACGTCAGAGTCAGCAGCCAACAAAGCTTGGAAGCCATTGAACTCACCGCTTGTAGCAGCAGCACCTTGCCAAATGTTTTGCTCCAATTTCTCGGCAGTTTTACCCGCAACGTAAGCAATCAAATACTCGCTGAAGTCAGCGGGAAGGCCATCGTATGCAGAGTAGCCCATTTGACCGCCAATCCAAGAAGCGTAGAAATCCTTTTTGCACAACTGTACGTTGACTTGGAAAGGCTCGGTAGTCAATACACGGTCAGCCAAAGTCAAGGTAGAAGTTGGGTCAAAGTCACAAGTAGCATCTTTAACGATAGCATCAAGATTCACCTTCTGAAGGGTGGTCTTGTAGTTGACATTAGGAAGGACGGAAATCAATCCCTTGTCAAGAGTGTCTGCACTCAAAAGAGCAGCAGAGATGTATTTGGAAGCGAATTCTCCCGCATACGAAGTGGTGATAGTTGTGGTCGTAGCCATTTTTAAATAAAAATTAATTGTTCAATTTTGCAAGAACTCGGTCAAAAGAAGTAGCGGGGCGTTTGCCCAATTTCACTTCTGCTTTCTTACCCCCTTCGGGATTGTGCTTGATAGGTTTAGCAGCAGATTGTGAAGACAACTCGGTCTTGAGGTCTTCATTCTCTTTCTCTACTTCACTCATTTTCTCTTTAGCAATGCCCATCTCTTCACGCATAGCGGAAAGTTCGGCCTTCATCTCTTCAATCATAGGCATTACAATCGCCTTGATTTTGTCCTCCATTGGCATCTCTTCAGCGAAGTGTTGCTCAACGGTGTGCGACTCAATGACTTTCTTGGGAATGGCAGATTCTGAAGCCTCAACTTCAATCTCAATCTCTGCTTCGGGAGCAACTTCCTCCTCAACGGATGCCTCACGGATTTCAGCAATGATGCCTTCTTCCATAACAACGAGGACACGAGAGTCATCCATTACATATTCGCCTACGGGAAGGGCAATGCGCTCCTCTTCGTTGACGATGAATACCTCGTTACCCGCCTCAAACGATTCAGCCTCAAGGACTGTTCCGTTTTCAAGTTTCATTTGAGCAAATTTGACCTCTACAACTGACTCTTCTTTGACTGAAGACAGTTCGGTCATAATACGCTTTAATACTTCGGTTGCTTTCATAACTAATTAAATAATTGATTTTGGAATTGAAATTACATTTTTAGGATGCTTTGGTGATATTGCCTATGCCTTGCGCTCGTAGAGAGCCGTCACAACACTTCTTTGAGTATGTCCCCTTGTCCCAACATAGGCAACCTCTTTTTGAGCCTTTAGGGGAGGCGTTATTTAATGGGAGTTTTACGTCTTTCATTGCATTGCTTCTTTAATAATCATAAGAAGTACTTCGGTGGCTGCCTCTTCCTCATTCATTTCTTGCTTGGCAAAATTCACCTTGTCAACAAAGTATCCCTCAATGGAGAATCCTTTGACCTTGCCCGTCTTAACGTAGTTGTTCCATACATCGTCATTATTGACCTTCATAGATACCATCCAAGTGCCTACGGGCATCTCTAATCCATAGATTCTTGACTTGTCCTTCTGCTCGTCTTCAATAATCCACGACTCTACAACGCTCAATCCTTGCAGTTCGGCTTCGTGTTCTAAAGTAGATTGGTTTTGATTGCCATTTTGGAAGAACATCTCACTCGCTCTACGGATTGTTTCCTTTGTGAAGTACACATAGAACTCCTCTTCACCCGCCCTACGATAAATTGGCTTATTGGGGATGAGGGCTGCGCCCAACAAGATGCGTTTTTCTTCGTCTTGCTTGGCAAATTGTACCTCTTGGGTTTTTAAAGCTACGAAGTTCTCTTCAATAGCGGGATTTTCCACGATGCTGATGGCTTGAATGCCCATCATTTCTTGCATCTCGTCTAAAATCAATTCAATAATTTTCATCCGAAGGTTGCGGTTTTGATTCGTTTGCGTTCTAATTCTTGAGAGGATGTTATATCGCCCCCTACTACATAGGCTCTCATCGGTTGGCGGTTTTGTTGTCCGATACTCTCGGCAAGTTGGTTGATTCCGCTTTGCCCTACGACATTAAACTGTGCTGCTTGGCTTGGGACTTGGATATTATCCGTAATGCTTGGGCCACCCGTGCTTGGTTCATTTGGAATGTCAACGGCAGTAATTTGTCGTGCATTAGCAATACCTTGAGCGATGATTCCCGCTGCGCCTATATATCCAAATACACCTCCTTGTGCAAGTGCTTTGGTTGCACCCGTATAGGTGTCAATGGCTACTTGAGCAAGGGCAAGGGCTTTACCCGCAGCAGTTTGTTCGCCAACTAAAGATGCTACACTCGCAAGGGCTTGTTGGATAGTAGCCACCTTTGCATCTTGCAATGTCTTCTCAAGGGTTAATCTACGAGATGCATTCTCCGCCTCTAATACGGCTAACTCGTTTTCGGCATCGGCTCTTGCTTGAGTGCCTTCAGCATAAAGGGCAATTTGCTCTTGAAGGAATTGCTTTTTCTTGTCAAAGACATTTTGAGCAATCTCTATTTCCTTTTCGGCTCTCGCTACCTCGTTGTCTAATAACTCTAAACTCGCCTCCTCTTGGATTTGATAAATCTCTTGGGCGGTTTCTTGTTGGCTACGTTGAATATCCAACTGCTCACGCATCAAAGAGTTTTGATTGGTCAAGGCTTCAGAGCGTTGTCCCTCTAATCGTTCCGTGAGGTCAATCAATTCAAGTTCCGCTTGGCGGAGGGCTACGAGGTTCTCCGTTGTCTTGTTCTTCTCGTATTCGGCTCGTGCGAAGGCTACTTGAATAGCAATCTGCTCACGCTCCTTTGCGGTTTGTTCTTCCAATAAAGCAAGGAGGTCAGCATTCGCCTTGATACGCTCGTCAATGCTCTTTGTTTCATCATCCCGAATTTGACGTAATTGCTCCGCACTCCGTTGATACTCCAACTGAATCTTTTGGCGTTGTACGGCTGCGAGTTGTGCAGCCTTCTCCAATTCTACAAGTGCTTGGGCTTCGCTTACCGCCTCTTTAATTTGATTGGGTATGTCTTTGACATAATCAAAAGCCGTTTTTGCTACATTTTTTATTACTTGAATACCACCTTCCTCAACACCTACGAGGGCATCTACGGCATCAGCACCCGCCAACTTAACTTGCTCAAGAGCATCGCTGAAATCGCCTTTAAATAGGCTTACAAGGGCGGAACCCAAATGACCTACGGACGAGAGTATTTGGTCAAAGAAATTAAGTACATAATCTTGGATGGCTGAACCGAAATCCTTGATGCTTTGTACGGGGTCGCTAAAGATTGAATTGAGCAGATTTGAAACGGGAGGTAGAACCGCTTCAGCAAGGTCATTGAAAAGTATTTTAAGAGTATTAAGGGCGGTATTAAAGATATCCATTACCTTTTGGTTGCCACTAAATATCTCTTTTAGTTGGTCAAAAGCTGCAATGAATATCCCGATTCCGATTCCCTTTAGGCTTGTGCCTATACCCGCTAATGACTTTGAGGCAGATTGTCCCGCCTTGCCTAAATTCTTGACACCGCTATTTACATCCGTCAGTTGGCCTTCAAGTTCTCCTACACGCTTATTGAGATTTTCAATGGCATCAATAAGTTGGGAGGCATCGCCTTCAATCTTTATGTTTTCAATTACTGCCATTATCTACGCTTTAAGAACTCCGTCCAAGTTTTGGGCATTTGGTATTTACCTTTTGCGATGTCTATGTTATGGCTCACGCCCTTCCAACTATCTGCTTGTAGCAGTTCAATTAAGTAACTTAAATAACTTGTCTTCATACATCGTTGAGTAGTTGGAGGGCTACCTTGCCCGTTGCCATATTGACGTTGGCACTATTGATAATCCACCTTTGATTATTCCAAATGAGTTTGTTGTTGAGTTGAAGGTTTAAAATTTTACCCAATGGCAAAATGGCACTTACATTATAGATTCTCCTATTTGAATCGTATAGGTCTAAAATGTAATCTTCCCAATAAGTTTGATACAAACTCTTGCCAACTGAAGTCAAATAGAATGGGTCAATATCCGCACCCCAAGTGATTGTATATGCGAGGCCCGTACCAATGCTTGTGCTTGAAGTGTTGGCGTACCACACTTGGTTGATTTCCGTTTCGGTATCTGACTCGTCAACAAAAGCTATTGGGTTGGAATCAATCTCCAATGAGAACTCCCCATAGATTAGGATAGGCGCACCGACATAGGGTTGGAAACGGTTATCGTATTCGGTATCCACTTCCCTTGTTTGGGATTTATATACGAGGATGTTTGTTAAATCTCCCGTGCCAATATCCGTTAGGCGTTCAAATAAGGGGCATTCAAATGGGAGTTCAATTTGGAATTCACCACCATCCCAAGAAAAGAATGCATTCAAATCTCCTAGCCCAACTTGATTCGTGCGTTGGTATTCGTATCCTAAAATCTGCTCCGTGTCTTGATAGTCAAAACTTATCTCTCGGTATAGTTGTGGGCGTTCTACGCTCACTTCGTTGATGTCAATATATTGAGTGATGTCAACATTTGTTCCATCAGCATACCAATCGTTTAAGGTTTCAAGTTGAAATTCTGTTTGACTATTTGGAACAATAACGAGGTTGTGCATCTTGACAATGCCCCCAAAGAAATCCTTGATTTTGATTTCGGGCATCAAAGGACTCATTGCGAGTTGGAATGAATAGGTAGCCGAACCCGTTTGGTCTACATCAAACTGAAGTGTGGTCGGTATGCCATCGGGAGCCGTGTAACAATCATAACCCGTCACTTGATAGGTCATATTAGCGGGTAGTTGAGGGCGAATCTTTAGTTGGATTTCATCTCCATTTTGGAAAATAAATCCTTCAAATTGGCTTTGAGTAGTTCCCGCATTGGCATCTTCGGCTGCTATGGCTATTTGTACTCCATTTCTAAATAGTCCTAATTCATAGTTTGCCGATGAGTTGTAAACATCTACACGCAATTTGTATTCACCTCCCGTTGGAACAGTCCAAGTATCCGTAGCAAGGTCAAATGTACCCGATGCGAGATTGTTAAAATTGACTAATTGCCAATCAATCGCACTTGCATTATCATAGAGTTGTCCTTCAAAACGATGCGCCCACAAGTATAGTTTGTTGAACTGTGTGTCGGACATAAAGTCACCCGTGAAGGAGATGCCATATTTAGCCTCTATTGCCTCAAGGATTTTCACAACCTTGACGGCAGGTTTTAACTCATTGTAGTAAATCCCGTGATGGTGGCCCGAATGGCCCGTTACAAATTGAATATCATCATCGTGGCGTGGGTCTGATGCGCTTGAAACATTATAAACCCAATTCCTTACGGGGGACATTAGAGGATAAAATACCTCTCCACCAAATAAAGCATCTTGGTTGAACCCTTGAAGGATTGTAGCACCATCATAGGCGTGGTCATACGCACTCAAATCAAGGTCGTATAGATAGTCCTCACCGAACAAGTCGGAAAGGTTTACCAACTCCCCATAAAAGGTAAGAGAATAGGAATACGGCTCCGTTCCTTTCATCAAGACATTCTCCATCTCAATGACTCCCGTTCGGAAGGGAATAGAATTTATTTCAATCCTTGCGGGAACACGCAAACGGAAATCAAAATTGTTGGCTACTGATTTAGCAGCAGTAGAGCCTTCCCAACTTCTATCAGATGCGTTCCAAAGAATATCCCAACTGTTCCAAATTGGATAACCATCTTGAGTTGGAGTTGTGATACGAGAGGCATCTACATCCGTGCGGTAGTATTGCTTCAATATCTCATTATTGATTCCACTTGCGGGAACCGTAAATGACTGCGTAAAATCCGTGAAGATTTTAGATATGTCTTGGATATTCTGAACATTGAGGCTAATGCTTATCTCCTCATCTCGGAATAGGTCAAGGCGATAATCGCCAATGTAGATGTCTACTTGGTTCATCGGATAAGGGTGCGCTCGTTAAAAGCTACATTAAATGTCAAAGTGTAGTTAATCATTTTTTGATTCACCTCCTTTTGGTAGTCAACACTTCCTCGTTGTGGAGATGCTGCTACCCAAGAGCCATTCATCAATACGGCTACATTCTCGCTCATCAAAATATCTTCAATGACATCTGCATAGTTTTCATCTACCCATCCCGTATTCATCGTGATGGAGTTGCGTGAGTTGACATTGAAATCTTGGTATTGACCTACTTGCAATGATGGCGTTGTGAAGCCGTCTTGGTAAATGCTACGCTTGTATTGCTCATTGGTGAATGTTCCTTGCTCGGTGCTTACCTTAAAGAATGTAATGAAGTCAGCCACTCCATATCGGTTCACAAACGACACTTGGTAAGGTGTGTATTTTGGTTCGCAGACAAGAGTATAGCGCACGGAGGCTATTACATCTCCTCCCGTGTTTCTCAAGATGACATCGTAATAATCGCCATCGGAATGATTGATGGGTAATATGACCGCATCAAGACCCGTGTTTGCATTAAGGTTGGCAGGGCCTACGCCCGCATAAATCACAAGGTCTTGCGTATCTCCGCTTGTGGGGTCGGGAGGCGTGGAGGCAATACCATCCGTATCGTAGAAGGTGTCTGAATCTCCGTTGTTCCAAGTGATGGTGATGAAGCCCAAGTCGTTTGCTGCGCTATTGTAGATGGCAAGGCTCTCGTAGTTGGAAGATAACACTTGGCGGTTACGGCTAACGGCAAGAACGGGGCTTGTTACTGCGGGGTTTGTTGGGTTGAATTTATCTGCCCATCCTTGCGTAGACAAGAACTTGTTTGCCGTTGATGCAGACCACGGGGCGGTTGTGGGCGCAGCACCATTGTCCGAATAAGTCCATTCTCCCGTAGCATTAACCCATAGGGCTTCATTTACGGGGCTTTGTTCATAGAAGGATGCATCATACACACTAAAGTCGTGAGAGAACTCTGAACGGATTA